ATGGAGGGCTACATCACCCGGTGGGCGCCGCTGCCATCCGGTGCCAGCTGGCTGGCGAGCGGTAGCAGCTGGAGCTGGACCGATACCGGGCTGATGCCTCCGGGCCTGGCGGCAGAAGCCCGCGGCAAGGCGTACCTGGGACCGCTGGGGTCGCTGCCCACCCTCGGCGGACTGGTGGGTGAGGTGACGATCATGCAGTTGGGTGGCACGTTCGGGATCGGTGGTATCGGCGCTGAGCTGCGCACCGCGCTGGGCGATGCGATCCGCCTGCAGTTCGCCACAGTGCAATGAGCATTCGCGTCAGGGTCGCCAGCGATGGGATCACCGCCAGGGCTGAAACGGCAGCGCAGCGTGCTACGCAGGCGGTGATGCGGGAATTGTTCGCGGCGTTCCAGCAGAGCTTCACTGCGCAAGCATGGGACTGGCCGCAGGCAACGGTCAGGCGCAAGGCCACCAAGCGACGCAAGGCGGTGATCGCTGAGTCACCGCGGAACCTGATCGATGTTGGCAATCTCCGCCAGTCCGGTTTCTGGCAGATGACCGGCTCATACTCAGCCCGGTTTACATGGTCAGCCAACTACGCCACTGCCGTGCATGAGGGTTACCGGCGATTTCGTGCGGATGGCAGCTTCTCCACCTGGCCGGCTCGCCCCTGGACCCATGCCGTACTGGGTCGGGTGACGGTGCCGGGGATTCAGCCGTTCCCGATGCAGCAGCGGCTGAAGGATGTATGGCTGGCGACGTTTCGGGCGGGGCGTTGACGGGCGGCAACCTATCCCACCCACCCACAGGCAGTCATGCCAGAGCTTCCGTTTCAGGTTGCGCCGAAGCGACGCACCGAGATGATTTCGGTAACTATTGATGATGACACCTATAGTCTTGAGTTTCCTGTTTACCGCAGCCTTCGCGCTGGCGAAGAAATCCAGATTCGCGATGCAGATTATCAGGCCGCTGTCTATCGCGAATGCTCGCGATTTGCTGATGCGCTTGTCAATGAGGGCATTGAGGAGTTATACGCTCAGCGACTTGCTATCCGCTGCTTGAGCACCAGGCTGGGTATCCCCATCTCGCTGACTGCGGAGGAGCATCGCGCATTGTTGCGCCATGCCGCCATGGTGGCCGACATTCAGTCGGTTCTGGCTGCCGAATACGCACGGCAGGTGCGACGCACCGTTACCGCGCTGATTGCCCATCGCCTGCCCGGGTGCAAGGGCTGGACTGAGGATGACACTGATCGCGCCGTACCTGGTCCGCTGCGGGACGCGATTGCTGCATTCGCTGATCGTGAGCGCAATGCCAATCAGCCGCAACGCACGCCGGAAGAAATAATCGAAACCATGGCTGAAACGCTGGAAAAGGTCGGGCCGGAACCATGACGAAACCCGCCGACTGGACAGCTATCTACTGGCGCTGCCGAGAGCTCTGGCCAGCTGCTCCTGAGTTCGGACCCGATCGATTCGCATCCCTCCCCGTCAACTACATCCTCGCTGCCATTGAAGCCGGCACCCGCCGAGAGTTGACACTGCTGCAGGATGCAGAGCGGCCGATCGCCTACCTCCATCAGCGGCTGATCGCGGTCAACTCCACCGCCGATGGCCCGCCGGTGCCGTCACTCGATGACCTGTGCCTCTACCGCATCCGTGAACCAGGCGACGCACCACCGGCTGAAGCTGGCGCGGCGATGCTGGCGCTGATCCGTGCGCAGCAGTTCCCCGGCTGGGCGCTGACGTTCTATGAGGCGCTGGAAGCCGTCGGCCGCGATCAACCGCCACCGCCAACCCTGGCCCTGGTGGCAGAGGATGCAATCCTGCTGGCGCCGCGGTTCACGCCGGGCGGCTGGCAGGGATTCCTGATCGCGGAGGGTCCGGCGGCAGGTCAGCCGCGGGCGTTCCATCCGCCGGGTCAACCGGAGGCGATGACGTGGCTCGCAGTGCCAGCCGCTCCTGAGCCAGGCGCAGTGTGGGCGGCGGCATCTGCATCTCTGCCCACTCTGCCGCCTCCCGGTAGCAGCGATTGACCGCCAGCTCGGCTGCCAGCACCGAACGGTAATAGCCCAGGCTCCAACGCCGGCCGCCCCACCACACACGGGCCTGGAACGGCCGGCTGGGGTTGGCCTGCGGCACGTAGGACACACCGCGGGGATAGGCGCCGCTCACGGCTTGCGACAGGTAGCTGCCGTCAGTATTCCGGCCCTGTTGTCAAGCCATGGGGCCGGCTTGTGAGATCGGGACTTCTGACGGGAGTCCACAGGATCCCGTCATGCCGCAGGTCTACTCTCAGGCGTATGGCTACAACTTCTACATTCAGCTGATCAAAAAAGAAGAGCTGGATTTCGCTGATCTGGACCTTGGTGGAATTGGTGTCGGCAAGTTCCTGGACATCAGCACCCTGGCCAGCAACGCATCCTCTGTCGTGAAGGTCGGCACCGTTGCCACGCTTGGCATCGGTGTCGGGACCAACAAGGCCACCACCAAGGCGGCACTGTCAAGCAACGTCGTTACATTGACGTTTGCTGCTGCCCATAGCTTCACCGTGGGGCAGACGATCGCCGTATCCGGCTTCACCGGTGCGTTTGCCGGCATCAATGGCAAGGCCACGGTCGCCAGCGTGACAACATCCAGTCCGTTCACGCTGACCTATGCGCTCACTGCCGCCAACATCGCTGAGGCATCGGTGGTGGGTTCCGTCCTGCCGGCCCTGAAGCTGGACGGCACCGATGCACCGATCCGCCTGCTGGGGTTGACCAATGCCGCTCCGCAGGAGGGTGAGGGCGAGGAAACGGTGACCACCTACGACGACGAGGCCAAGTCGTTTGATACCAGCATCGCCACCAGCAAGTCTTTCAGCTGGACGATCGAGGGTGTGACCGATCACAGTGACGCGGCCTACAAGCTGCTGCGCCTGGCCTCCAAGGAATCGGTGCGGGAAGGCCTGATGGTGAAGTACGCCAGGATCGGTCCGGTCGGCAAAACCGAGACCACGTTCGGCTTCGGTCGTATCACCGGCTTCAATGAGACGCCACCTGCTGGCGGCATCGTGAAGTGGTCGAGCGGCATCAAAGCCTATGGGCCGTATGAGCTGGAGTTCTGATCCCTAGGGCTCTGCATTGGCCCCTGCCGGTTCGCCGGTGGGGGCCTTTTGCCGCGGCAGCGTGGCGCGTGCCTGCGCCATGGCGTAAGCGCGTTGGGCGATGCCCCAGTCCAGGATGGTATGCGCGATGCGACGCAGTGCCTCCACGTCACCGGGGCCTGCCTGTTCAATCAGCCGTCTCCATTTCTCATGGCTCAGTTGTTCATGCAAGGGCAATGGGGTGGCGGTGCGGCGGTTGGGTGAGGTTGCCGGAAACTTAGATGCAATGAGCATCAGCAGCCGTGGCCCGGACCTACAAGCGAGACAGTCGTGGGCGGTTTGCGGGCGGGGGAGGATCCAGTGGCGGCGGCAAGAAGGCATCAGGAGGGAAGCGGAGCGGTCCGAAGACCACCAGCGCCAGGGGAAGGGCGCTGGCCAATCAGCGACGGGCAGCAGTGCAGGTTCGAGCGAACCGCGGCGGCACGGGCCCGAGCGCGAGAGCTGTTCGATCGATGCTTACGGCTCAGCGAGCACGGGCGTTCTATGAAGCGACCGGGACCGGCACGAAGCGATCGGCCAGGCGGGCGGTAAGCAGCACGGCAAAGGCCAAGGCCGCACGGGCAGAGACGCGGGCGAAGCGGCAGGCGGTGAGGGAGAAGGCGGCGAAGCGACCGAAGGCGCAGGCAGTGAGCAGGGCAAGCCAGCGTCGCTCAAATCCAGCGGCAAAACGTGCTCGGGACATGGCAAACAGGACTGGTACGGCCAAAGGCAAGTTTTACGAGGATGGGCAGACTCGGACAACAATGAGTTTGGCTCAACTGCGATCTGCCGTTCGTGGTTACGCCAGATCACAAGGAGTTAATAACAGGCAAGACTTCTTAGAGCAGGTATCGCTAGCCGCTAACTTGACGCGAACAGGCGCCAGGGGCATGGCTGAAGGACGAATGCCAAAAACTCGCGGTGAGTGGGAGCAAATCTATAAAACTTTGGTTCGCGTTCCTGATTACACCAGAGGGCAAAAGCAACGTCGTGGAATGGTCAACGGTATTGACATTCACAGAGATTTCAGGCCATGGGCTGTATTCGGCCTGAATCCCAAAACAGCAACCGCAGAGGATGTCAGAAACAGGTTCCGCAAGCTAGCGATCAAGGTTCATCCTGACACTGGCGGCAGCGCCAGGGATTTCGAGCGGCTGAAGCAGATGCGCGATTCGATGTTGGCATTCAGGCCAGCATCAAAGACAGCCGGCAGCAGCAGGCGCCGCAGCAAACAGTCTGCATCGGCATCACCTGCTGCAACCGGGCCGATCAACAGCCAGCGATTGTTGCCGCCATCACGCACCACTAAGCCGCCGCGCAGACGTCGCAAGCCGGCAAGCTGAGTTACTGAGCATCAGCAGCCATGGCCCGGACCTACAAGCGGGACGTGCGTTGTCGCGTCGCCGCCGCTGCTAACCGGCAACCTACAGCATGCCCCTCCCCGCCACCGCCCAAGCTCTTCACGACCTGCTGGCGGCTGATCCGGTCATCAGCGCAGGCCTTGGCACCTACACGTTCGCCAACGGCTCGCAGATCCCGGCAATCGCCGTGCTGTTCGGCAATGAGCATCTGCCGCCTGGTACCACAGTCAACGGCGTGGAGGTAACGATCACAGGCCTGCCCGGTTATGGCTCACAGCCGCTGCTGACGTTCGCGACGCTGCTAAATCCAACCTGGCGTATCTACATCGCAGGTT